GTGGTTTGGGTGTACTAAAAAACCGCCCACCCTTTGCAGAATTGCACTTTGTGCATAGACATTGCAAATTCCACTCATCATCAGTACCGCCTGCAATTCTTGGAATGATGTGGTCAACCGAATTGCCTTCCATGCCACACATCTGGCAAGTATAACCGTCACGCTCACGAATACGTTTTGCGATCCGTTTCCACTTCGTTGTTGAACCATTGTCCTTTAGTGCGCTGCTCATCAGTACCAGTTTCTTTTGATATGGAAAGCCCACGCCTTGCATGGCGTTTCATAACGAACTGTTATGTATTTAATTGTTGCGTCTATTTGTCTGAATGGGTCAAGTGTTCCGTAATGCTTCGATCTCATCTGACCCAACCCCCAGTGCGACCCATTGCGCGCAACGTACGACCAACGGCTTTCCTTTGTAATTATGCGATTGAAACATTGGAATTCTTTATAGTCCAGAATCCTTGAATGTGCATATAGTTTCAAATGGTCAATTGAATAGTTAGCTGCATTTGCATGGTTTGCCCCTATCGGTGCGCCCAGGCTAGCGATTAACAACAACAATTGAAGCCTTTTTTTATTTATCTTTTTCTTTCCAAGATTATTTGAAAGAACTTCATTCTTGGTTTTACCCACTAAATTCGTGGTGTTGTTGTATGCGTCAAGCGTACACCCCCAAGTCAAGTGACTAATAACTTTACGCATGACATTGGGCGTGTCCCACAGGCTTTTTGCACCTGTGCATAACTTCTGTGGATAACTTTTCATCTAACCCTGCCTAACTTTGTGCGCTCTAACGCAGCTACTGATTGTTCCCCAAGTGCAAACAAGAAGGTTTGAAAACTAATTGTTTGGGATTTCCCGTCTGGGCGTTCAAATTTGAAATCTGGCGGTGTTGTCAATATGCCGTCGGCACATTCCCATATTTCAGCAAACCACTTCGATCGTGAAACGGGTACGAGTGCAATGCCGTTTCCATTGTCCATGAATTTACGAACCCACGGGGTTGCATTGCTAAAGGGTGGGTTCATCCAGACAAGTTGACCGCCCCATTCTTGGGCTAAACCGTCGTCAGCCTGGCTAAACCACTGCTTAGCTGGTAACCACGGTATTCCTTGAAGCGGCGCAGCCACGTCAATGTCAAACACCAACCCCATTTCGTCAAACAACCATTTTGGCGTGTAATAGTCATTTGTGGTTGTGCTTTCGCTGACTACGTTGAAAAGGCTATTTTGCATCTTTGCCCCACCCCGTGCCTTTGAATGAAACCCCCGGGGCTGAATAAATGCGGTTCATTGCTTGCCCGCAACATTGTGCCTGTCGTTCTTCATGGATTGAGCGATCCACTTCAACACGGATTTTGCACACCGTGCATTCAAATTCATACGTTGGCATTGGAATCCCCGATCTGTGCAACCGTCATGCAACTGCACACTGTGCATTGAATTGTTGCCACACCTGGTGGAAGTAGGTCGGTTATATTGACGACCATTTGGCTGGTTTTCTTCTTGCACATTCTGCATTCAAATTGCACTTTGTCCATATGAAGATTTCCTTAAATTCTCGATTGGTTGAAGATTGATTTGTGTGACCCACCAATTCGGTTGTTTTGAATGGCGGTATTTTGTGCGTTGTGCCATTGCCACGGGAATCCAGCCCGCTATGAAGTAATGCGGTGATTGACCCGTGACCAACACGGCAATGTCATTTGGTCGGTCATATTCGTGAATTATTAGCTGCCCTGTGACGTACTTAGTCCAACGCACTTCAATGGCATTTCCAACGTCAGCTTTGGTTTTGAATTTGTTTTCGTACGGGTTGAATGGAAGATCGAAGTATTTGGCAACAACCCATTCACTGCCTATCGCTTCAGCCGATTCAACCAGGTATTCAAACGTTGGCATTTCCTTTTGGTGACGTTGCGGGTTGTCCATGAATTTGTTGTTGTCCACGCACAATTTGACCGCTGCCAACATGCAGACAATTTCTTCTTCACGGGTCAATTGCATTTTCATCTGCAACCACCGCACAACCACGCCAGTTTTTCGCCGCCTTGCCCGATTTTGTAACCAAACGGGTCGATCTTGGTGACTAGCGCACACCCGTCGCATTGTGCGACTTTGTATTCGGCAATAACTTCACCGTTTTTCATAAGTTTGCCAGTCATGCTTTGTGGGTAGATTATTTCAACGTAGTCGCTCATACCTGGGGCTTCCATTTTCCGTCGCTTGCAAGGACGTACCAACGCGGTGTGCATTGTGTTGCCTTTGTGCGTTCAGTGCAGAAATACCCGCCCCAATTCTTCGGTGCGCCTTCATGCGATTGCTTCCAAATCATGTGCCCGTGGCTACATTGCGGTGCTTCAGCTATCAATTGACCACCCAATTGTTTTGCCACTTCGTCCATTGATGAACCCAATGAAGGAATGCCTGATTGTTCAGCTTCTCCCGCCGTTTTGTAGCTCGGCACGTCGCCAAACTTCTTTGCCCACGGGTCGTAGTCATCTGCCGTTGATTTGGCAACGGTGGTTGAAATTGTTTCGACCTTTTCCATGTCCTGACGGGTTGGGCGCTTATCCGTGCCAAGCAATAGCCCAATAGCGCGTCCAATGCTGCTCGTGCAAGTGTCCTCTACAAAAAACTTTTTCATTTGCACGTTGTAGGTTGCCACGTTGCCGAAGGCGTAATCGATCGCCGACGGTTTTTCATCTTCGTACTCTTTGAATATTTGGGTCTGAACTAGAATAAAACCTTTTTCGGCGTTGAATTCAACAATGTTGTTTTCAATGCGCCCTGAAGGGTGTGTTTCCCAAAAACGTTTGATTCGTGCTGCAACGTCTTCGTAATTGTCTAGGAAGCCAGCCATTATTTGACCGCCTTATTTGCTATGTGACGAACCATTGCTTTACGGCGTGCCATGCCTTCGCGCTTGCCTTCTTTGAAGCCTTTTGCGTAACCCGCAGCCGCTGAAATGACCATAAGAATGATCACCAGCACCAAACGACCCAGCGTTTGCGGGTCTAATAGATCAAGTACCATTTTGAATTCTCCCGATTCTTGGCGGTAGGGCTACCACCTGAACTCAGGGTGACGCATGATTGGCGCGCGGTCAAGAACCTTGCGTGTTTGTCGGCGTGTCGATCGGCTTTGGCTTTGATTTCAGTCCATTACCCGCAAGCACACCGCCCAATGAACCCGTCAAGAAAATTGCAAGGGTTTTCAATAGATCGATAAAAGCTGCGTCATTAGGCGCTTGCGCGCTGACTGGTTGGGTCACGAAAATAAGGGCATAAGTAATGCCCAGGGTGACGATAAGAAAAACCGCCGCAAGGGTTGAACCAATTATCAAAATTAGTTGGGCATGGATTTCTTCGGGTGACTTACGGCGTGCGGGTCTGTTGCGATTCAATTCCAAGTAAGTCGTCAGTGCATGTTCCAGTGGGGAGACATTGCGGTTTTTGGCAATGCGCTTTCCCCCAGTTGTCGAATTCTTGGCATTCATAACGTACCCACCCCTGATACCCGCAAGCGGACAGGGTTAGTGCAAGTGCCCAAACCAACCCTGCCGCCGCGAATCGTCGGTTCACTTCCCCGTAGAACCGAAGGCTTTGTCGTTTGGATTCAACCAACGCAAAATGACTGGTGCGACTGCTGCCACACCCGCCATTGCAAGGGTCTTAGGGTCGGTCACGCCCGCCATGTATAGGGCAAGGGCTGCCGCCATGAATGAACGCGCCCACGACGCAGCTAGGGCTTTGGCTTGTTCCATTTTTTCTCCTTTGTTGGCTTCGTTGCTAACTTTGGCATTTCTACCTTTGGAAATTCTCCTGTGTACGGCACAAACTTTGGAATACCAAAACCGACAATTTCTTTGCCTTCACCGTACGAACGAACCTTCACCATAACCATGCCGCCGTTGCGCTGGTCGCCTGTCCCGCTGGTGTTACCTTCGATCGTCAAACATGTCTTTGTGTCAATTAGTCCAACGACAATTCCAATGTGTGAAATGCGATCAACGCCGTCATGTGGAAAGTCCATGAAAGCCAGGTAACCTAGTTGCGGCATGCCTGACCAACGCTGAATTTCTTTGAACTTATGTGCGCCTTGCGCCGTGCCAACGACTGAATGAATCTTTACACCCGATTGCGCTGCACACCAATTGACAAACGAACCGCACCAGGGCAACCCGTCCGCCTTTGTAAACTTTCCGTACTTTGTTAGGTTGTCGCCTTCTTCAACCGTGCCAACTTCAGCTGCTGCGACTTCGATCA